ATTAGATAAAATAATACCATCTGATATTTATACAAAAATTAATAGTCTAATAAATAATAATAAAATTCAAAATATTTGTTGTTTGCAACTAAGAGAACATTTTTTTAGTAGTTCAACATTACATGATTACTTATTAAAAAATAAATGTATATATAAAGGATTATTATTCCAAATCGTTCATACTTTAGCAATTATACAAAATGAATTTGAAGGTTTCAGACATAATAATTTATTATTAAAAAATATATTTGTTTATTTAAAAAAATCAACAAATTCAATAACAGAATATGATGGTTTTAAAAATGATAAATTTTATTTACCTAATTTTGGATTTGATATTAAAATAACAAATTTTGAAAATGCATCAATTCCTAAATATTATGACAGTAATAAAACGCCTAAAAATAATTATTATGATTTATATACTTTCATGAATGATTTAGTTTCTTTCAAAACAATTAATGATTGTGATAAAGATACATCATTATTTTTTGATAAATATTTACCAAAAGAAATTAGAAATAATTTTAAAAATAAAGAATTAAATTCACCAAGAGATTTATTATATGATAAATATTTTGATGAATTTAAAAATAAACCAACTCATAATCATACATCTATTAATAATCATGAATATAAAGGGAAAAAATATAAAATAATAGAAACATATATGAATTCTGATAATTATTCAGTTTTAGGTAATCAATTAAAACTAAATTCATTTAGTTTCAAAGGTATTAGAAGTATAAGACATAATAATAAAGATAAAAACAAAATTATTAGGAAACAAGAATTAATACAAGAACAAAAACAAGAATTAATAGGTGGTTTCCCAAAAATGGAATCTATACCATATAAACATGAAAAGCACGATCCAAATATTCCGAATGATGAGAAAGAAGTTATGAAAAAAAGAAGAAATGAAAATCCAGTCAGAGAACCACCGGTATTATTAGAACAGAAAATATATGATACATCGCAGAAAACACAACAAAAAAGAGATGATATTCCACCACCATATATACCAATATATGATCCTACTACTAATGATGTATCATTACAAATGTTACCATATACACATATGCAAAATCCTCAACCTATGCAGAAAGTATATAATATATCTTTAACAAATCCAATTGGTTCTCATTCAACTATTAATAGAATATATGAAGATATGATGCCTGGAGAACCACAAGTATATTCTGCATTAACATTATATGAAAGAAGCCAATTAATTAATTTTATTAAAAATATAATTATACAGAATCATGATGGTGAAGATATGAATATAACAGGTGGTGATGATTCAATATTATCATTTGTTAAGGTATTAGATCCTAATCCGTATGCATTCGGTCATAATCCGTATCATGATTTACCCAGAGATTTCTTATTATATAGAGCAGCATATCCAATCAGATATAATAATAAAACAAATATAGAAATTGCAAAACAATCAATGGGGATGAATGTTCGTATATATAAATTAACTTTTGGTGCAATAAAAGCTAAATCTTTATCAACAGGAATAGATGCTGATAGTTTTGATATATGGAGAGAAATGAGATATTATGATTGGGTTCGTGATTATATAATTAAAAATAAAGTATCACCTAACTTTGTAAGTCCTTACCTATATAAAATTGATACAAAATCAAATATAAATTGGGAAGAAATAGAGAAAATAAAAGATAAAAATCAAACGAAACAAGAAATAAATGATATAATATTAAATATTCAGAAGATTAATCAATTTCATAATCTTAAACAAGTATTATCTGAATTATCATTATTATCATTAAAAAAATCACAAACAACGTTTAATAATACATTTAATTTATTAAATCCGCAAATATTATCAAATACAAAAGAAAAATATAAATTTGAATTTAATAATATTGAAGAAGAATATATTAAAAAATATTTTTCAATATATGATAATTTTAAAGGTTCTGAGGTTAAAGCAAAAGTTAAGGAAATAGATAAAATAAAAGAGGATGAAATAGCACAACTGAAAGATAAATATAAACGTTTGAATGTTGATATAGATGATATTAAAGAAGATATAACACAAAATTCTGGGAAAACATTAATATTATTGACTGAATCACCAACAACTAATATTATTAAATGGTCTGGACCAGTATATGATAAAATGGGTATTATAAGAAGAATGACATCAACTGGTTATCATACACCAGATATTTGGAAAGTAATTATATTTCAATTAATGTATGCTTGTGCTGTATTACAGAAATCTAAAATTCATATTGATGGTTTTTCTTTAAAAAATAATATATATATTAAAGATATTTTCAATGATTATAATTCAATTGGTTCATGGATTTATAAAGTTAATAATGTTGAATATTTTATACCAAATCACGGGTATATATTAATGATTGATTCTAAATATGCAGATATTGATCTAACACCATCATTTTTTGGAGGGAAACCGCATACAGAACAATTATTTAAAATATATTCATCTAAATTATATAAAAAAAATAGTATATATGATGATGCAGATGATTTAGATAAAAAATTAATTGAACAATTTAAAAATGTTATGAACCCGGATAATTTTAGACATAGTTTAAAATTAGAAGGTGGTGGATCTCCAGATGATAAAATATTATCATTAATAGAAAATATTTTCAAAAAAATAAAAGATGATACAGATATAGCCAATTTAATTCCAGAATTTTTTGGCGAGTTCGTTCATAACCGTGTTGGTTCATTATTAACAAAATTAGAGAAAGAAAATGTAAATAAATTATCAAAACCAGATTTTAAAAATATTGGTAGTTTAATGGTTTATCAACGAAAATGGGACATGTATGAATGGGTTATATATATTGGTAGTAATAAAGTTGGACCTATGAAAAAAATTTTAACCAAAAATAATAATACATATATTATTAAAGAAGTACATCCAGTGCATACATTATATGGATATCCTGAGAATGAGAAATTATTACAAGAACCTAAACAAAATATGAAATATGATGAATCTAATATTTATGAGACTTATAATTTAGATAATATAATATAACTTTTCTAATTATAATATAATTTTTTTAATTATTATTATATAATTTCTAATTATATAATAATGTCATTTATTGATAAAAAATTCTCTATGAATGAAATGCCAAACGCTTTCTTCCTCGATAATAATAATTCAAAAGAATTAAGAAATGAACTTGTTAGAAACCAAATAAAAATAACAGAATGTAATAATGGAGATTTAGAAAAAGTATTTTTCTCAGACGAAAATATTGATTTAATTAATAAACAATTAATATTAAGTGTTTATAATAAAACTAATAAAGAATTTATAATCCCATCACAAAGAACTGAAGATTTAATTATTGTTATGAGATATACTTTTATTGAATATGCTAAACATTTACCATTTAATATTAAAGAACAAATTAAAGAATTAAATTGTATTGTAGTAGGTCAAATATTACCTAATGTTATAACTCAAATAACACAAAGGAAAGAATATTTAAGAGTGATTGATGCTCCAAGAGAACTCTTACCATTACCTATTAGCGAATCATCCAGTAAAATATTACCTTCAATTACTAATACATTTTAATCATATTAAAAATATATTTGAACTTATATTGACAAATACTAAAACAAACGACTATTTTGATACTTATAATGTCTATCCTATAACAAGTTAGTTATTTCTTAGTGCAGTCGGTCTTTTGGTAGATTCTTGAATAAAAAATATTTTTTATTTATATTCCACATTTTTTCATAGCATCAAATAATTCTTGACGACAGGAAATATCTGATAATAATGCTTTCCTTCTTATTAATTCTTCTACATCATAATCAGAATCATAACCTTGTAGAAGCTCTGATAAAGTTTCTTTCCTTGGAATAGGTAAGTGATAATGTTCCAAATGATATTTTACCGAATATTGAATTATACTAAATATGAAATCATTTTTAACCCCACATAATCCATTAATACACTCAAATAAAGTATTGATTGGAAATATCTTATGTTTCCTAAAACCGTCTAATATTTCAATATATTCAACACTTTCTAATATCATTCTGAAATACATTGATTGTGATGCTTTTTCAATTTCAAGTTCTTTAAGTTGTCTCCATGCATTAATATAATCAATATAATGATAATATTCTTTATCTTCTTTATATATAGCAAACCATTTTGACTCAACCCATCCATCAACATTTGTATGAGTAATTAAGACCTCTATACTTTTATCTGATAATAACCGCAACCATCCAGTTAATGATAGTAATTGTAGTTTGGGAATGTGCGTGTTCTCGCTCATTGTCGTGCCTTTTTTATTATAAGTTATATATATAAATAACTTATAATAAATTTTATTCATTTTTTTTAATCTTTCATTAAAAAAACAATAAATGGTATTTTTAATCTTTCATTATCATTTTTGATTGTAAAACTTCTAATAACTTTATTATAATATTATCAAGTATTAATTTTTTATTATCAATCACTTTAATTGATAAATTAAAAAATCCTCGTAATTTTTTATCACTCAAATTAAAAAATAAATATATAACAAAATATATTTTATTCATAATTGACGGAGGTAATGATTTAATATCATCAATAATATCTTTCAATACTAATGATAATTTATCAAAAAATCCATTTCTAACAAATAATAATGATATATTTTCCAAGTCTAATTTATCCCATTCTTTATCATCAAAATTTTTAATACTTGGTATGAAATTAATATTAACATTTTCTGTTTGATATATTGTCATTATATAATTTAATAATTCATTTTGTAATCCTGAATTATTTAATATAAAATACATTAATTCTTCTAAACCTCTTAATTTATCATTTTTATTATCTAATAATTCTAACATTATTTCTTTTGATGATATAATTAAATTAAGTAATGTATTTTTATTAATATCTGGTGAATATTTATTAAATATTGTTTCATTGTTTATAATATATTCATATAGTTCAATAAATATACTTTCATATTTATTAATTATCTTAACAACTTTATTATTAAATTTATGTAAAAAATAATTTTCACTTAATGATAAATTTAACTTTTCTATTTCAGGATAAAAATTATCATATAAAAATACCAAATATTTATCTCTATAAAGGAACATTATATTATATTATATAATATATTATTCTTTAATATAAACTCAAAATTAAATAAAATTCTTAACTATAAAAATAATTGTTATCAAATTAAATAACAAATGAATAATTGATACATTCACAAGCAAACTATTAATAATATCATTACCAAATAATAAATTGCATATAATATAAAACACAAA